CCAAAGGAAGACCCCGTCTATCTCACGACAGTCGGGGCCAAGTGCCTCAAGGGGGTTGTCAGGGGACTGGTTCTGACAGGGAGAGGCATCGCTAAGTTTAAGCAAGAACGGAGGGCGCATCCTAGAAGGACTTCTTCTTGCGGGTGCAGGATCATCCTTACGCATTTTTTGGATTCTTGCAAGTGATTTTTTATGGGTGTTCGTTAGGAGGAATAGGAAGCCTTGTCCAATAGGTAGGCCACCATTCGCCATCTTCTGCATAGGCGCCACAGAAGACCAGACTCCAATAACCTCTGCCGTCTATTTCTGACTTCCACCAAAAGACAGTTTCCATATCGCGATTGTCCCACGCAAGGATATGCGTACCATCCTTAGGGGCCGAATCAATATGCTGCCAAGGTGAAACCATCCAACTCATGCCGTACCTCCAAACAATATCATCGCCCCAGCAGCGGCCATGAGTCCAATCCCAAAGGCAAAGGCCATATCAAGCGACCATTCTTTGAGGTCATAGCCGTTCAGGCGATCAGAAAGCCATTTCCATGCACTCATGTGTATCTCCTAGCGCTTAGGACCGCCGATGCAGTACTCGCCTAGATACTTTTCAGCAAGCATCTTCACGACTCGGCAGCGAAATTCATCAATCCCTTCAGTCTCTGAACACACAAACATGGGGAAACAGTTCAGCACATGGTCAAGTGCAGCCAATGCCCTAACATCGGGACTCGCAAAACCAAATAAAGGGACCTGCACATAGGTGGCTTCATCGTTCATGACCTTCTCCAGTTCTTCACCACTGCGATCACCTCATCCTCAGATGAGACAGTTACCATTCGCTCTCCGCGCCAGTCGCGATTGAACGCGGATTGGTTGGCGTTGAGTCCTCGACGTCCGTAAGCCGTCAGCAGGTTCTTGGCGTCCACTAGGTGATTGACGCCCATGCAGCCAACCACGAAGTCAGGAAAGCCCGGGATGCCCGTATCGATCGTCTCAACGACCGTGCAGCCAAGGTTTCGAAAGCACTTAGCTAAAGCATCATGGTTGGCGTCTTTCTTGGATCGACGGATCATGTAGCCACCAACCGCGCGCGGCGAATTTCGGCATGGATGGACCGACGGCGCGCGTTTACCTCATCAGGAAAGCAGATAACGTCCTTTAGCTTGGCATCACCATACTCAACGTGATGCGGACAACGGTCGATGCTGTCAGGAGATGTGCCGGAGATGTGGCCAATCTGGTGCGTATGCTCAGCACACATGGGGGCGTCACAAGTGCTCATGCCGAAGTCGCCATATTCATCTCGGCCAGCAAGGAGGTCCGTCACTTTGCCTTTTTTATCCCGAATGCAGCTGCGGGCAAGGAACGCAATGGGCGCATCGCAGAAACGTATGGCTGCCTTGTCGCACCACATACATTTCTGTTTCATGCCGCCACCTCTCCTTGAATCAACGCCTGAGTCCGAAGGCACCCCTCCGCATGCGCAAGTCGGACGGTCTCGCGCGTGTAGCCTTCGGGGATGGGTGAGCGACCATCGACCACTGAATGGCAGCTCATACAACCGAAGGCGCCCATACAGTCCGGTGGCTTTAGGCCAGTGCCGGAGTAGCCGGACAATCGGTAGTGGCACAAAACCGTGTCATCGCCACCGCCAGTACAGCGCGGAAGCCTGATGAGACAAGGCTGGCCCTTTGCCATGCGGCGGGTGCGGGTGGATTTCATAAAGGCCAACTCGGCTCGTAATAGGCACAGTGCTCTTTCAACTCACCATGTCGATTGATAGATCCTCCAAGCGGCGAAGGATTGCCACCGATCCAATAAAATGCCTGAGGCAACACAGGAATTTTTATGGGGAAATTACATCGACCATCGCCCGAAGGATGGAGTCGACCACTTTTTGCTGTATTCCAACAGGCATATTTGCAGCCGGTGCAATTCTTCATACCCCAACCCTCAAATGCTCAGGCTTCTCGAATTCCTCGCAACGCGTGGTGGAATCTGTCTCGGCACCAGGATCGAGTTTGGACAATTGCCAATCCCATGCACTTTTAAGTTCATTGTGCCCATCCACCAATACGCGGTAGTCAAACCTAGACGGATGCTCAGCGAACTTCATCACCGTACATTTCCTTCCGACAAAGACCGGGTGAGCAATGGCGATGCGCGCCAACTCCCCCACCTTGAACCGAAGGTCGCTCATGCCACTTTCTCCAAATCCCTAGACTTACGCGCAGCCCGATAAGCCGCAAGCCAACGAAAAGCTGTAGCACGATTTACCTGGAAGGCTCGCATAACCTGCTTCCACGTCGGATCGTTAGTGCACATATCACACCAATCGGCAAACCGGATAGCCAATTCGAAGTTTGATCTGGCGCCCCCACGAAGCTCAATGAGTTTCATGTTTCCTCCTTAGGAGTGATTCCACAGGTGCATTCGTCCCATTCCATCGTGCCGGGACCGACGAGTAGGCCATCCCAATCCATGCAGAAGTGCCAACCAGCTTCCTTTTCCTCATGCGTCAAAGGAAGGCTATCGCTGTCCATCAAGGCAGCATAGCGAGCATTGGACATCTTCATGGGCGCTTCTCCAAGGATTGTTCCCAAAAATCGGAGCATTTACCGGCAGTCCTAGCATCGCCGTGCTTAGGAAAATAGCAGTCGCCAAGTTTAATTGGCTCTATTTCATACCATTCCCAACATCCATCTTTATCCATGGCAAGCCAATTTGCCCATTCCGGAGCATCTTTCCAATCTGGCTTCATGCCGCAATCTCCAAATCAAGCGAAGGCTGGATAAGCGCGATAGCAAGCTTTGAGCCTTCGTCGGTGAGTAGATAGATAGCTACCCAACGGCTATCCGGACTGATGGTCTCCTCAACGATGCCTTGACGCCACATAGCGGTCACCTGATCCCATACGGCGCCACTGGATGTATCGAGGCAAGTGGCTAGCTGGAAGACGCTGAGGGGAGCCAGAAGAAGCGCCTTGAGGATGCGGTCGTAGATGTCCTCAGGCATGGTTTGGCCCCTGAGCAAGCTTAGCCTCCGGACGCATCGGCATCTTCGGAACAGGGCGGAAGAAAGCCACGGTAGACTCATCTCCAGATGGGCGGCCGTCCATATACCAGCGCCCAGGGCGACCTTTCTCGCCGGGAATCCAGTCGGCGATCCGGTCAAACCAGAAGGCGGCATCTATGACTAGGTAGCGGCCTTTCTTGTCGGGGGTTCCTTGGAACCAGCCGGGCCATTCTTCGCTTGAGGTCATGTCAAGTAGCCTTTACATATTTTACAACCAACCACGGTTCCCCATTTTCCCTGTGACCGCTCTTTAGGGGAGCTATCAACCTCAGGTACTCATCATTCCCTGTTCCGGTTACCCGGTAAGAGGTTCTTAAGCCTCTCGACCATCACCTTTCGGCAACGTCACAGTCCAGGTTGGCATGGGTGGGCCAGTGCCTGATTAGATCGCCTATCTTGGGTGCGCCCAGCTAGCGGCCATTTGCTTCGTCCATGAATGGACCCGTGCCCTGACGGCCAACGCCTGTAAAGCAGGCTTGACATAGGTTGTAGCGGGGAAGGAAACTAATCACAGGACACACCGCAATGGGTGTCTGCGATTCATGGACCCGCCAGTCCTTGAATCAAGCATGAGGGGAGGGTTGGAACTCCCCTTCATGCACCTATCCTTCATCTGTTCTAGATGCATGTCAAGCGTTTCTAATGAAACCGTACACAGTAAGCATAGAAACGCCACCCTTACCGATGTAGACATCATGATCCTGAATGATGTAATCCGGCTGCGCCTTAGCTAAAAAGTCAAGACGTTCTTGGACGCTATGAAACCTATCTCTTCCGTTAAGAATGGTTATTACTAACGGATTATCGCCCTCGTGAAAACAGATAGGCATATGCCTAAGAATATCTTCCAACTTGTGAGTTATAGGCCCAGTGAAATCAAGCCATGCCGCATTGCGTTGGTAAAATTTTTCAAAGAAGATTTTTCTTTCATGGACCGAAGATCCGTAATCTGTGAACAACATGGTTGCATAGGTATGCATGTCCATAAGAAGCAATCTATGCGATCTAGTACCTCTTTTTGTTCCTGATCTGTATTTCTTTTGAGCCCTCTTTCTAGAGTAGAAAATTTCCCCTCGACCATAGGGTATAGATCTATCTTGGATATGTGAGTCGTGAGAAATTTTTGGCGAAAGCTCAGAAAAAGGAATAGCAAGTCGACTCTTCATATAAACCGATCGGCTATGTTCAAGGCCGAGAAAGTTTGCAAACGGCCTTTCTAAACGAAGCATGTTTTCGAAAGTCCAGTTCAATCCTGGAAATGAAAGAAGCTTGACGAATCCCATTCTGCTTTCAGGCCAGAATGAAAGGATATAACGAAGTACTTTTAGACGTTGCGCATGCTTTAAATCACTCTGTCCATACTCATCAGAGTGGTAGTTGCCTATGAAATCACTTCTACCAGCTTCGGTAAGAAGCTCTCCAAATGAAAGCTCCTCCATACCTTATCCCCTATAAGAAAGCGACTTGTAACGAAGGCACGCACTGGCATGGCGATTAGGGTTCCGACCCATGCCAGCGATGCTCATGACGCCATCTTGGATGGCCTTACGAAAGATCCAGCCCCAGGCCTTGTCATTGGTCGGCGCCGCATAGCCCATGCGCCTAGCAGCCTCCGTGACGTGCCAGGCCTCAAAGTATTCGTTGATGCCCGCATAGGCGCACAGAAAGCCATAGGCAAGCGCAGGCCACTCGTAGTCACGATCTTCGGCGGCATCCAACGCTTCCGCCATGCCGATATCGCGCCGTCTAATCCCTTGAGACATCGAAGTCATATAACCCCCGTTGAAGATCCTACGTGGTAGGTTTTTGATCCTCAGGAAAGAGGATTGCTAGCACTTCTAGATCGAGTAAGGAGGCCATCTGTTTGGCCCTAGCCGGGCTTAGAAGAAGCGTTCCGTTCTCATAGCAGGAAATGGTGGGCTGAGTGACGCCCATGGCCTCCGCGAGCTGTTCTTGCGTGAGGTTGGCTTTCTGACGTGCTTGAATGAGGTCTGTGCGCATGGTCAACTTATTACACAAACGCATATCGGTGTCAAGCATCACTTACTTGCTTAAGAATTTTTCCTAATCCACTAAAATTTGCTTGACACATATTCGTTAGGGGCATAATCTACACCCATCAACCACGCAGGGGACATGCCATGACTCAGACTTTCAACCAGCGCCGCGCTATCCAGAAGTATTGCGAAGTACAGCGCTCAGCTCGCTCGCAATTCCGTTCGGATGCCAAGAACGTCTATGACTTCAAGTGCCCTCCTGGAGTTCCTGGCAGTGCCCCGCAGACCCTCTCGCGTCTGGACACCCGGCGCTTCTGGGTGGGTCTGGCCATCGTCATCGTCATCGTAGCCGGTCTGCGCGTGGCGGGGGTGCTGTGATGGCCTCTGTCATTCATACCTATGCCGCAGGCCGGCTTGGCTCCCTCACGTTCGGCATTCATGGAATGGCAGACAAGGGCTTTGCCGGGACTTTGGCGCTCAACTTCCACAACGCCGAAGACCTCTGCGGTCTCTGTGCTGGCTTCCATGGCACGACCGCCGAGATGCGCGCCTTCGCCGCTGAGCTTATCCGCCACGCCGACATCACCGATGCCAAGCAGGCCGAGATGGATGCGGAGGTGGCAGCATGACCGCCGACAAGACCCGCACCCACTACGAGGCGCTAGTGAAGCAGGCGGCTGGCGAGAAGGTTGATGTGCTGGCTACCGGCGAATTGTCTACGCATCGCATCATCCAATTGTCCGAACTGCATGATCGCGCTCAAGCAGAGCGTGTTCGCTACTTCTGTCACGCCATCACTGCAAAACAAATTGGTAACCGCGGAGCCATCCGGTATTTCTCAGCTAAGGCTCGCAAGTGGGAACAGATTCGCGAGCGAGCGTGTCGTCTTCTTTGCCGTGACTCACTCGCCCGCACCGGAGCCTCCGCATGAACGCGCAGAAGGTTCTGGTTACTGCGGAGGTAGATGTCACTCCTGAAGCGCTCGCCGCTTTGTTCTGGGAGATGGCGTCCGACAAGATGGCCGACTTCTTCGCCGAGCTTGATCGCATCGCTAACGGAAAACTGTGCTTTCAGATGGCCTGGGTTGTCCAGGAAATCCAGGAGCGCGCGGACCGAGGCGACCACCGGGCGCAGGTGGCATTCCAGACGATGCTTACGCATGCACAAGGCTACGCCGAATCGGCGATAGACCTTCGTTGCTGGAATGCCAAGCGAGAAATCGACCGCATGACGAAGGGCTATCTGAACGCCATTGCCGGAGGTGAAGCATGAACGCGCAGGGGCAGAGGGTGGATGTGGCGAAAGACGATGACGCGTGGGTAGCCGTCGTTAGCGATGGCGTCTATACCCGCTGTGATTCAGACCCAATCGGCGAAGGTCGCTACGTAAGTCATGTACGCGCCCGTACCGAGCTGCCGGAGGGTGCAAAGCTTTATCTGCATCGCTTCACCGCCGACGATGACGTGCAAGAACTGGTGGATGCCATTAAGGCATTCAGGTCTGTGCGCGGATCGTTCATGGCGCTAGGCAAGCAAGACAAGCGAACGGTCCGGCTATGGGAAGCCCTCGCCCGCGTCGGAGGTGCGCAGTCATGAACAACGTGCACTCGATCTTCTGCGGGCTGCTGGCTCCGTACACGCCGCCGCCCACCCTCGAAGATGTCCTGACGCCATGCGAAGTAGACATCAGTGTCGGCTTCCACGCTGAGCCGATCTACGTCACGCCCGATCCGGATACGGTGAAGGAAGCCGCTGCGGAGGTGCTGGAGAAGCACCAGCGCGAGTTTACCGACGTGATCGTGCGGATGATTCGCGAACAGAGCCGGAGGGTGCGCTGATGTGCCTCGCCGATCTGTACGACTTCACCCCTGAACAGCGCGCGTCGATTGCCAGCGTCGAATGGCTTCGCGCCATGCGCGAGGTAGTCCGCCGCGAGCGCAGCTTTGCGCGCGCCAACGTTTCCATGCCGGCCAATGCGGGGGATGCGAACCCCTGCGCTGAACTCGCTGCGGCCGGCGCCTATTTGGAGGATGTGGCGTGAATATGAGTCTTGAGCAGGTTCGCGATGAGTTGCACAAAGAGGCATGTAACGAGAGACCCGGGTATCAAGGTGGCGGCAAGTGGCTGGACAGACTCGCCGACGCCATCGATGCCCACCTTACCCGCGCTCCGGTGCAGGTGACGGATGAGGATGTGGAGCTGTACAAGAAAATCCATTCGGAAGGCATGGCGATATACGATGCCAAGGAGCGCGAAGCTGGTCGTGCACCTCGTCTACAGGCAAGCATCGATGCCGGCACCAAGCATGCGATCAAACATATCTCCGCGCGTCTGGCGCAGCCTGTGGTGGCGATGCCGACATGGCTTCAAGGTCTTGGCGATTCGGTTGAACGAGTACGCAATGAGGGCGATGGTTGGTGGGTGCCTTGCTCTGGCTGCTATGAATCGGAGGATGGGCATGCATCAACGCACTATCCATATAGCACCGAACTTCAATGCCGCATTGGAAACGGATGTGATGAATGTGGCGGCCTCGGAGCAGTGTGGCTGGTGTGGCATGAGGCAGATGAAAATTTCGCATCCAAACCTCACCCGCAAGCCGCGCAGGGCGGGGAGGCGCAGGGGGAGGCGGTTGGTGAATACCTCGCGAACGTCGACGCGCATGGCGGCGTCCGGTGGATCAACGGCAAGCCTCCGCATGGTGCCAAGCTCTACACGCACCCCGCCGAGCGCGCGGCCGTGCCGGATGGGTGGCTGATCGAGTTCAGTCGCCTGCTCGAAGATTACGTAGGGGCCTGCTGCGAGACGGCTGTGTGGAACGCCACGCAGTCTATCCAGCCGGCAGAGGGCATGCGTTTTCCTAAGCCTCGACTCGCTAAGCTCATGGATCACGTCAACACACTGCTCTCCGCCGCCCCGACGCTCGCCGGGAAGGATGCCAAGCCATGACCATCCATCCCATCACCCGCACGCGCCCCAACAGTCTCATCGGCTGCGATGCACCAACAAACGACCAGCGCCTAGCCGAGTGGTACTTCAAGTTCTACAGCGCAGGCCATCACCGGAACCGCAAACCTCGCCAGCGAGTTAAGCCGCGGATTAGGGTTGTTAACGACTGAACATCAATCGCCGGCCATGTTCGGCAAGGGAATTCAAGATGGGAATGCTTAACATCAATGATGATGAACTCAAGGCCGCCATCGTAGAAAAGGCTGCTGACGAAATCCTTAGTCAAGACGATGACCTTTCAAAGCTGATCTCTAAAGAAGTCAAGTCGCGTCTGGATGCCATTTTTAGGGATCGCGCTGAGTCTCAAATTAAGAAAGCGATTGATGAGGCCGTGCAGGGTTCGTTTGATCGCGAGTATCACCGCATTACTAATTTCGGCGAAACGGTAGGTAGTCCAACCACGATTCGTAAGGAGCTGGAAAAGACTATCAGCGCCTATTGGAGCGACAAGGTTGATCCTCGTTCTGGAAAAGCCACTGATAGCAGCTACAACGCCGTGACACGCGCTGAGTACCTAATGACGCAAGTATGCGCGCAGGACTTCACTGATGGTCTCAAGTCCAGCGTACTCAGCGTCACCGGCGCACTCAAGGACGGACTTCGTGTCCAGCTAGCGAAACACATGGACGGACTTCTTAACGAACTTTTCCACATCAAGAGCTTGCAGGACCAAGGCAAAGTAGAGAAGCCTTGGTAACGAATTCCCAACACCGCGCACGCCGGGTTGTAGCGTGCGGAGATTTCAGATGAACGCCATCGTTCGGCATGAGCAGCAAGACGAAACGACGATGCTTGCCATTATCTCCCGGGCAGCGGCAGACCCGAGTGTTGATATCGACAAGCTGGAGCGTCTCCTGGCCATGAAGGAGCGTATGGATGCCAAGATGGCGGAGCAGGCATTCAACGACGCCATGAACCTGGCACAGTCGGAAGTTCGTGCCATCGGATGGGACAAGCAGAACGGCCAGACACACAGTGCTTACGTGACCTACGCGAAGATGGATGCGGCTATTAGGCCCATCTATATCCGTCATGGCTTCGCCCTGAGCTTCGATACAGGCGAGCCGGCCAATCCGCAGGAAGTACGCTTCATGTGCTACGTGAGCCACAAGGACGGGCACACGCGTACGTACAAGGTCGACATGCCAGCAGATGGCAAGGGTGCCAAGGGTAATGACGTGATGACCCGGACGCATGCCTTTGGATCGGCGACGAGCTACGGGCGCCGCTATCTCCTCAAGATGATCTTCAACGTCGTGGAAGCGGCAGAAGACGATGACGGTGTGTCCGCATCCAAGGTCGAAAAGGCGAAGTCGCAAGCCCAACTGGCCTGGGAGGAAACATGGAACGCCTTATCCGAGGATCAGCGCGTGATGCTCACCGAGTTCTCCCAAGAGATCATCCAGATCCTTGCATCCGGTGATGCCGAATCTGCGCGCGACACCATCGCCACCAAGGGACTGGACGGCGACGAGATGTACGCCCTCTATGGCCTATTCAACAAAGAGGCTCGCAAGGTTCTTGGACGTGCCGTTTTCACCAAAAGGAAGTCGTGATGAAGTCTGTAACGCTCCATGACTGGCAACTCTACGGTGAAGAACCCATGAGCCGGGCGCAGCAGAACCTTTTCAATGCTGCGTGCGAGTGCCTTTCGACCATGCAGTGGCATGGCGGCTACCTGAGCCATGACGACGTGCGGCACATCCTCACGGCGATGGTTCTCAGCTGGCGGATCATCCCGGGCTTGGACATGGGTGATGGCAAGCCTTCGGTGATCGTGCTGCCGCGGTCTTCTAAGGAACTTTCCAAGTCGAAGGCTACGGAAGCGATCCAGATGGCGTTCTGTCTCGGTGACGACCCGTCGCAGTTCGGTCTTTCCTGCAATCCCGTCCAATGGTCCCAAGTGGTCAGGCTGGCTCGGGGGATCAGTGATTCGGATGAAGAATTTTCTCTTAGATACGCTTGACAAATATTCCATATAGTAATATTGTTGTTCTTAAGGGCGTGCCGCCCTCCGCGGCTTGAGGGCATTAGAGAGGTGGTTTGCTGCAATCCCTAGCGGCCGACGGGTGGAGAAAGATAGCGAAAGCGATTCTTCGAGCAGTCAACCACCTCTCTAATCGATTTATGGCAGTTGCCCTAGTGGAGCAGGCGAAATCAATCCGCCTGAGCTGGTTCGATTCTAGCGGGAATGCACAGGGTTCGATGCCCTGCAACTGCCGCTTACAAAGGAGAGCGTGATGAGTGAAGCGAAGCATACGCCTGGGCCATGGCATGTTCTGAATCATGGGCCGCATTACAACAATCCACGCATTGACCATCTGGAAATTGCTTGGACCGAACATGGCGAGCTGGTTACCGAACTTGTTTACGGCAAAGAAAATGCCGACTTGATATCCGCATCGCCTGATCTTCTGGCCGCCCTTGAGAGAATGGAGCACGCTTTTCACCTTCTACTCCAGAGTAAGCCGGTTCGCGACGCCGATGAAGTTCTCGCCGAAGCACGCGCAGCCAAAGCCAAAGCCAAAGGCCACTCCCTATGACGAGTTACACAGATGAGCAGGTGTTCGAACATGCTCAATGGCAACAAGGTGAGACAAAAAGAATCATTCTTTCTTTGCTAGACGCCCGCACCCGCCTGCAAGCGGAGGCAGAGGAATCGAGGAAGGATGCAGATCGCCTCGATTGGCTGGCAATCCAGCATGTCGAAGTTATATCACTGGCCAGATATGGGGCACGCCTAGTGTTCATAGCTTCGCCTCACTGGGATGAGGAAGAAGACTCACCTGAGCCTTGGGAAATCCGAGAAGCCATCGACTCCGCCCGAGCCAAGAAGGGGGATGTATGACCACCAACCATAAAGACGATGGCGGTGCGGCTTGATGAACGCGGCCGTATGCCCTCTCTGTTTAGCCGTCGGTGTATCAAAAATTTACTGCGAGGAGAGCGAACGTGAAGTGGCTGATGAACCCGGACAACAACCCGACGATTCTTCTTATCGCGCTTGCGATTGTGACTCTATGCGTAATAACGAGCTTCGGAGTAGCCACACCATGACCACCAACCACGAACATCTGCGCAAAGTGGCGGAGAAGGCGACGCCTCAAGATTTCGATTCGGCAGAAATCGTTGCAAAAGAGGGATGGATAGAATGTCCGTGTTGCAGCGGTGAAGGTTCGGTTGAACTAACCGCCGATTACTGCAATTACGACAATGAGGCTCTTGGCGTCCAGTTCTACGGTGTCGGACCTGCTTATGTAAACGCCGAGGAGTTCTATCGAACCCTCAACCCCACCACAGCCATCGCCCTGCTTGACGAACTCGCCGCGCTCCGTAAGGAGAATGATGGGCTTAGGGCCGTAGTGATGGATATTTTGAAGCTGGCGGATGAGCATCGAGCGGGAGGCTGTCGCATCTTTCAAGTCATGACCGATTGCCCACTTACTGAAGCCGCCCGTGCAGCCATCGGAGACAGCCATGAGTGAGATGACGCTTGAACATGGCATCAGCGGACTTGTCGACGTACTAATCCGCAACCTTTGTGGGCGTAGTGGTTTTGATGCAGCCTTTGACGTCGATCACGAAGTGTTGCGTGAAATAGAGGACGAAATGGCTACGGCCATTAAGACGTTCATCAACGCCCACCTCACCCGCGCTCCGGTGCAGGTGAGGGATGAGGATACGTGGATTGTAGCGCGGGCATTGTTCAATTCTCGCAAGAACAATGTCCCCATGGGGGTAGACCGCGAAAAGGTTTGGCAAAAGGAAAAGGGGAATTACTTCATTGATGCACAGTGCGCTAGCGCTACCCTCTCCGCGCGTCTGGCGCAGCCTGTGGTGGCTGACGTAGAAAACTTGGTGGCAAATCTGCAATCCGTCCGTGACCGATGGATTGCCTCCACCAAACACGATGGCCTAGATGGTGATTTCGACATCCTTCTAGAAGCCATTAACTACATCAAACGCTCCCAACCCCACCCGCAAGCCGCGCAGGGCGGTGAGGCGCAGGAGGAGGCTATCGCTTGGATGACGCCAGAATCAATCGGCCACCTAGCAAAACAGAACGGTGTGGCTCATGTTCCAGCGTGGAATGTTTCTGGCGATGGTCGTGTGCCTGTCTACACGCACCCCGTCGAGCGCGCGGCCGTGCCGGACGACATTCGAGTAGCCCTGGACGAATGCCGGGCTGATCTTAATTATTTATTCGGTCGTGTCGCAGCGGATAGATCGTTCTGCCAAGCCGCTGCCGATTCACTTCGACACAAGCTGGATAAGGTAGCCAGATTCCATGAGTCGCTCTCCGCCGCCCCGCCGAAGGTGGCGGTTTCGGATGCTGACATTGATAGGGTGGCGAAGATCATTGCCGACCACATTGGTCACGGCATGCGCGAGAAGTGCGAGCGCACCGCGAAAGACATCGTGGAATCCCTGTCCGCCGCCCCGACGCTCGCCGGGAAGGAGAGGTGGTGATGAAACAGGAAGTAGCGCTGCGCAAGAAAGATTATGTGCGCCATGCGGAGGCCGAAGGAAAGGTGGCGGACAGCATGGAAGTGCGCATGGCGTTGATCGCCCGAATGCAGGCGGGCGAGATAACTCTCGCTGATGTCCAGTTGCAACTAAAGATGATCAAGGCATCTGCGAGGAAGAGCGGCATGACAACGCGTGCACGCGCGTTTCGAGAGGGCTAAGCCATGACCGACGAGCAGAAGGTGCGCGAGGCGTTCAATGCGTGGCATGAAATGCCTGAACACGACTCGGGGCCGCGCGATGCGTGGGAAGCTTGGCAAGCCGCATGGCAAGCCGCCCTCTCCCACGCCAGCGCAACTGCCGAGGAAGGGTCGGTGGTTGGCGGTGAACCTGTTGCGTGGAAGGTAGTCGATGCCAAGGGAAAGGTTTTCACGATTTACAACAGGAGGCTCATCGAGTCCATTAAGGCCAAGGCCATAGAGATTGGCTCAACCATTAAAGTGACTGCACTGTGCGAGATGGCGCCAAAAGGATGGCTGTGCATGCGAGAACCTAATCACGATGGTCCTTGCGCGGCATATTCAAATTTCGCGATGGTGCATGACTACACCCGCTCAAGAGAAGCGATGGATGCGTACAGGTGGCGCGAGTTTTGCCGCCAGATAAACGCTTCCGATCCAGTTAGCAATGAGGCTTCGACGATTCGCAACATCATCGACGACGCTATCAATCTCGGGTCGACGTGCCTAGATATGCACGTAGACCAAGCCATCGCGGCCAAGAGGGGTGAGACATGAAATGGCGGCCGATTAGTGAGGCGCCTAGGGATGGTACTAGAATCCTAGTATCTGATGGCAATCGAATTTGGCTTAGCTATTGGACTAAATGCGACATTTATGTGCCATCCACCAAGGAGCCTTTTAGGTATGGACGATATGAAGAGCGCATGGGCTGGTTTGATTACGATGATGATGGAATTGTTAGGCCAATCCATAAGAATCTAACCCATTGGATGCCGCTGCCTGAGCCGCCGGAGGTGGGGTGATGAGTTACGCATTCGTTCTAGTAATACTCATGCGCGGATACAACACTTTCAACACATCTGCTGTTCAGGTTGGTCCGTTCTATTCCGCGCAGTCCTGTCTTGATGCAAAGAAATCTGTACTGGATAGACAGCTAGTTGTGGACGCTTATTGCGTAAAGGTGGATCGATGAAACTTCTGCTTGGAACACCAGGATGGGGATGGAAGATGTTTGGGCTTACTGGAGGCAAACCGGGGCGAAGATGGTTTATCGGCTTCTCGAAGAGGGTTTCGGATGAAGCACATGACCTTCAATGATCTAGTCCTATTCATCATGCGCCGTGATGGCCTATCGCCTCATGTAGCCATCGTACATGCCTTGACGATCAGCAAGAGAGATCGTAGGCGCATCAAGAAATCAATCCGAAAAGGAGAGACGAATGTTCAAGCCTAAGCCCAAGAGGCAAGAAAGCTCCACCAAGGTTTACGAATCAAATGAACCAAAGATCGTCAAAGCTCAGGCAATTGAGTTTCAGATGGGTGAAAAGGTTCTTGTTGAACACATCATTACGGGAATCAAGATAGGAGCCGACGGAGAACCTATTTATGATCTTAGACCTAGCCCTGATAAGGTATCCAGTTTTATAACTCCATATTATGCATTTCGTTTCTTAGAAAGAAGGCAGTCATCCATTAGGAGAACTAGCATTGATGGCGAATACAGAACGCCAGGAAACGAAACATAAAATTATGCCTTCTTAGGCTTCTTCCAGCATCCTTGCGCTAGTCCATACTGATTGTGCGCAAGGATCTCCTTGGCTGTCTGGTCGGTTAGAACATCGCCAGATCCAACAAGGATGGGCGACCAACCACGGCACACATCAATCTTAACGATTGGCTTAGGGACGCATCCAGTCATCACGAAGACGACCAGCAGCGGAACTAGGGTTAGAAGTAGCCACATCCTGCGCAGGCGCTTGCGGTAGCTGCGAAACCTCTGTGTCAACGTCATGGCGTGTCTCCACGGCCTGAGCGGCCTGATTGGCTGATTGGGCTTCCTGAGTGGCGTTATCGACCTTAGCCTGTTGATCGTCTTTGCCTTTTCGCATACCGGCTAGATAGGCTGAACCAAAGGCTACGATCAAGACGCCAAGCGCACAGATCCATCCCCAACACTTAGACCAAAGGGAAGAAAGCATTAGTCGGTCTCCGGGGAATCAAAGATGGCCTTCTCGGCCTTACGTCGGTTGACGAGACCTTGCATAACCTTCCCTGCGGCCTTGTTCCACACCAAGAACTGACTTGATGCTCCGGCAATATCGCCGCGACGAAGGCACTTAAGAAGGGTCGAAGTTCCTAGATTTCCTATGCCTATATTGTAGGCTAGCGATACTAAGGCGCCCTTCTGGCTGCATGTTAAAGGCACCCCGTAGCCGTCGATGGACTCTCCAAGCTTATCGATGCGCTTCTGTAGATCGGCGTCAGCCTGCGCTTGTGTCCATACCGTGTTAGGACCGATATCCATACCTGTGGCACCCCAGCCAATAGTCCATGGCTTACCACCAGTAGCTGGATCCGGATAAGCATGGAGCTTGCACTTTTCCCAATCAGTGATCAGTTTCCAAGCAACCTGTTGCCACTTCACGGTTTGTCCTTTGGTGCATTCTGACGATAGTGCTTGGCTAGGATGCCCGCTAGAGATATGCCATATAGCGCATTCTTGGCAGGTCCCGGGATATCGTCATATCCAACCCAGCCGGCTACCTCATTGTAGATGTCAGGAAAGGGAAGGATGGCGGCAAGAACCCAGGTAGATGCCTGCCGCCACACGGCGCGAATATCGGTATTGATGCGGTCACGCCATGGCATGGGCGTTACTCCAAAGACTGTAAGTAGGCGATGGCATCTTCTTTGGACTGGAAGATATGCGTCACATCAGATGGACTAATTGATTTTGACTCAACAGTATCAGTTGATGCCATATCAGTCGAAAAATTAGTTGTGCGCGGACCGGGAGTAATTATAATGATTGGACTAGACATTGGAATCATCCTAAGACATGGGAAAGAAAATACGACCGCTACCTACGAAAGCGTACCTCCATGAAATTTTCATCTATGACCCAGAGACCGGCCTATTTCATAGGAAAACAAATAGGCGAAGATGGAAGGCTGGTCAGTTGTGCGGATCTTTAACTACCGATGGATACATAAACATCAATGTCGACCGTGCCATTTATCGGGCGCATCGTCTTGCATGGATGTATATGACTGGTGAAGACCCATGCCTAAACATCGACCATGCAAATGGAATAAGAGATGACAACAGATGGTCAAATCTCAGGCTTGCAAATCAGTCAGATAACATGTGCAACCGACCGACAAAAGTGTCCTCTTTAGGTCTTCCCAGAGGTGTAAATCAAGGACGGAATGGCAAATATTTTGCACGAGTAAAAAAGGGAAGTGTCATCCTGCATCTAGGAACGTTTTCATCAGTTAATGAGGCAAAGGCTGCTTATGAAGCAGCATCCTTAGTTCTACATGGGAAATTTAAGTTCCATGATCCTTCGGCTTGAGATACGGGGCTTGCATGTATATCGCGTTAAGGTAGTCCTGCATTTGATCTACTTTACGCGATTGGTTTACATAAAGAATAGCTCCGATGAGTCCAAGAGAGATCATAACTACACAGCATGTCGTTGCAATCCAAACCCCTACACCACCAGCATTGATATGAATTTCTTGCCGATGACTTCGATCTACAGAATGAAGTCTATCCAGAGATCTTTCTAGCCCCTGGAAAGCCTCAATGATCCGATCTGCATCCCCCATCTCCATATCTAGTCGTTCCTTATGGGCACGTTTAGTTTACCTGCGATCTCGTAAACCACTCGAGATAGCCTCTGTAGTTCAGAAAATACCTTGTCCATAGCAGCATTCTTTGCGTAGTTCTCAGCCATATGTAGCTTAAGCTGCCCCAATTCGACTTTGTTTCGATTAATCGACATAACTACCCATACGGCAAACGCCACCAGGAATGGAAGAAACAAACCTATCGCCCACTGAAGTATGGCGACGTTCATGATAACCCCTTTGTTATAGAGGTTCCTGCGGGCAAAGATGGCGGCGTAGGCCAAGTGATGTCATATGGGAACCCCTGCTGGTTAGGCACGTCCCTCAAAGCCTGACGGTATGCAGACCACTGTGTTTTCTGGAAAGAATCAAGCGGCGCGTCAGATACCTGGGTCCAGTCACAGACTCTAAGCATACCATCACGCTGTATTCGGCATCGCGCTTTTAAGGTGAAATCCATCAATTCTGATGGGATGGTTTCTGAAAGCGTTTCACCATCCATGAGTTCATCGCCTGATGAAATAGATCTGTATCCAGTTCTTGTAATGGCGAACATAGTGTCATCGCTCATAGCGGTACCCTGTGATCCATATAAATGCTCCACCACTACCCGGACTGCCCGTATATCTATACTGTATGGCCTGTGATGAATCCGTAGGAATATTGAAATTTACTGTTTGGTCAACTGGCCGCATAAATGCCAAGACAGCAGTCGATGGTGACACAGATGAATTGGTCAAAATAAGTAGCTGGTTGGCTGTATTTTCACCAAAGATAGTTGCTAGTCGAGCAGTGCTAGGAACGCCAGATGCGAGACTTATACTGGTGAGAGATGCTGCCGTTCCGCCATTCAATACAAATAAGCTGGCATCATTAATATCTACCAGATACATGACTTCATTGTTGTTGCTGTCATGATAGAAATTAAGAATGGCTCCGCCAGTTGTAGTTCTTACTGACCCAATATACCTTCTGGTTATATCTCCTGTCTTCGACCTTGCCGTTCCAATGTAAGGCGAAGCCGGAGCCGTCGAAACACATTCGATAGCCGCCGTACCTGCGTTATCGTATAGGTATACATGGTAGAACGTCGATGCGGACAGTGATAGGCTGGAAAGAGTCAACGTAGATGGTATGTTTTCAAGAATTCCGGTGGAAGGAATGACTGCCGAACCATTACTTACACTGATGGATGTCGTGCTGTTCCAAATGATCTTGAGTCCGGATATGTAGTCACCTGGAATAGCGCCAGCAATATCCGCAGCCACAAGTGAGCGAAATCCAGGTGCAGATGATGAACCAGATGCTGGCCCAGCAAACACTAGGTTAGCATTCTGATTAGCTAGCGTTACTGCAATCGTCCCTGATGTAGTTACGGGAGATGATGCAACGCTGAACAAGGACGGCATCGTGAGGCCAACACTTGTGACCGTTCCTGTGCTTGCGGCAACCCAAGAGGGTAAGCCAGAACTTACGCCAAGAACCTGTCCCGCCGAACCCACTGCCAGACGTGTTGCCACCCCCCCTGATCGAATGGTGATGTCGCCATTCGTTGTCATAGGAGAAAGGGCGTTATAAGCGGCATTAGCCGAAGTTTGTCCCGTGCCTCCCTGGGCAATAGGGACCGTCCCCGTGATTTGAGAGAACGGAAGCGATGGGATGTCAGCGGCCACCAGCGATCGGAACGAGGGTGCTGCTGGCGATCCTGTGGAAGGTCCGGCAAGGACAAGATTAGCGTTCTGGGTTACCCACGAAAGCGCTAGCGTTCCACTCGTCGTTACCGGCGACCCAGCGACACTGAACTGTGCCGGCGCGGACAGACCAACGCTAGTCACTGTTCCAGATGATGCAATAGGCTGCCAAGAAGGCGCTCCACTTACGACAGTAAGGACATAGCCATTAGTGCCGACTGCCAGCCTGGCATTGTGTCCAGAAGCGTAAACGAGCAAATCTCCCGCCGTTGTTAGCGGAGAAAGGACATCAAAAGCCGCCAGGGATGTCGACTGACCCGTACCCCCTCTGGCAATGGAAAGTTGCCCAGTCCACCCAAGAGCTAGATCGGTAGCCTTTAGAAGCGCTGTTGCCGGAGTACCGCTTAGCGTCAGCGTTACATTAGCATCATCTGTTTTAGTGAGAGCTTGGCCCGATCCAATATCGGAGGCAGGAATGGTTCCTACAGTCAGCGCAGCGCCAACTGTGGATTGCTTTACATATTGTCCCGTACCTCCCGTGGAAGAAAGATCACTACCGGTTCCTCCATAGGCAACGCCAACGATTGAGGCATGCCAAGTACCCGTAGTAATGGTTCCAACAGTAGTGATAGATGGCTGCCCAACGTAGGATGCATCGATGTCGATTGTTGGAAGACCTGCAATCGCATCGCCATCTGTCACCGAGATGCGATTGGCCGTCCCGGTGATTGTCGCAGGCTTATATCCGACAATCCGTCCCTTGGCATCGCGCGCAATAGCAAAAAGAGCACCAACCCCTGTATTTGGCACATCGGCTAGATCAATCGTCGTGATGCCGTTGGCGTCCACGGTAAGTGTGATATCACCAGACGTTCCTAGAAAAGCATCTGAAATGTTGTACCAACCCTTCGATAGAGTTGAATCGCTACCGTAGTACTGAGTTGGTCCTGGCACATCCACATCACCATCCAGGGTCACAAGGACAATACCCTGAGCCAATGATCCATAGGTGATGATCGAGTTCGTTCCAGTCACATTGGAAGTGATAGGAAGGTATTGCCCCGAAGGTGGCGTCACGGAACCGCCAGATTCCTCTAGATCCGTGACTCGGCTTTCTAGGTTGAAAAGGTACTGATAAAACGGATACGTCGGAACGCCCGACGTATCGGTGTACTGGCTCTGAGCCTTTGGAAGCGGGATATTCACGGCGTAGCCACAGTTCCAATGGCAAGGAACTGGAAGTTGACCGTCACGGTGATATTAGTTCCGCTAGCTGTTCCACCCTCATTGACATTGAATCCAACCTGAAATCCGGTAGTCGAAATGCTAATGACCGAAGGGATTCCATAGAAGCCGTTGGGAGTAATGCCATTTCCCGTGGGTGACACATAGACGCGTGGTGGCGAGCTGAACGCCGTAGCGAACGTCACATTACCTGTCGTGGTATGCGCTCCGCTAGCAGGCGCACTACCAGCACCTTGCAGGATCATGAGTGAAGTCGCTGGTGTAGTTGTATCCGCAATCAGTGTCTTGTCCATCGTGACGCTGATATTGGCCGGTGGAGGTGGGGTTGTGGCGTTCTGCCAGAACACTACAGTTCCGTCCGTTCCAACAACCTTACCTGCCTGCCCTGTGGGGTCAGGAATCTGCTTGATGGGCTGCCAAAGAAGATTGGATCCGTCATTGGTTAGAAAGTCACCCGTGACGAGAGCCGGGATAGAAAAACCAGGATCAGCGCCAGACTGGATGTTATTTCGAGTCTGGATAGTCGTTCCAAGCGCATCTTTAAGGACGGCTCCATAGGTACCCGAGCCCCATACATCCGTAGTCAGTCGTCCGGCTGCATCAAGCAACACCGGATTAGCGTTCAGGACGGTAAGCGAAGGATCCGAATAGGTGTTCTTGAGTGTCGTCAAATCCGTTTCATAGAACGTGATCGAGCCACCATTGTTAACCTGGCCGTTGTTCAGGAAATACTGATTGAACTGGCCGAGAGGGCGAAAGCTTGCCATGGTCCCTCCTTAGGGCTGGGCGCTCTGATTGACGGATTGCGACATGAGATCGGCTGCGGCTTTAAGATCAGGGTCTTTCTTTTCCTTGGCCGTAACGCGAAGAGCGGCGATGGCCGGAACAATTCCCTGCACTGGTGTATCGACTTTCGTGGCAAGGAACTTGACAAAGGTCGGGTTGGTCATGAGGCGAGCGGCTAGATTGGCCGTGCCAGCAGCACCGGCAATGCCAGCGGCCACGCCAGGATGACCGGTAAAAAGAGAAGTCATCAAACCTGTAAGGGCAGTAATCTGTGCGCCGGCCGGAGCTGTTCCAGAAGGATTGGAGAGGTACTGAGAACCTTCTCGAATATTGGAGGCCACTTTGGCAATCGAGTCCATGTTCTTTGAGAATTGAGGACCATAGCCATCAAACAGAGTCGACTTAGCCTGAGGACTTAGCTTGTTCCAGTTTGTCAGGAAAGTGCCCATATTGAACTGATCGCCAGCAGCATTCTGCTGGCTAGGATTGGCCTTTCCAAGGCGATTAATCATGGCCGCCGAAACCACCTTTTGCTGATCCGGCTGCAAGCTTCGCATTACATTTTCAATAGTGGTGTTTCCCTCTTTCGTGCCAGCCGTGGCGGCACTGAACACAGACTCAGGACCACCATTCTTGTCCACGATACGCTGCAAAGTGTCGATGCGTTCCTGACCGGACTTGTAGAAAGCATTGGCATCTTCCCATGCCTGCTTTGCCTGCGGGCCAGCATTCTGGGCAGCTTGCTTCATGTCATCCGATAGAGCTCCATAAAGCGCCTTAAGCTTGCTCCTAGGCAGGTCCGAAGTGAGCTGGAAGTCGCTCAACTGATCGCCTATCATGGAACGGATTTTCTTCACCGCATCATAGGGAAGGGTTCCTCCACCTTGCGTGTCGGCAGCAATAGCCTGTTCAAGCTGAACAAGCTTTGGATTCTGCATCAGGGCTGAGGTGTTCTTAGCGCCAGCAATGGCTGCATTGATATCGGCGAGCGTTTGCTTTGTCTGTCCGATATCCACTGGCGTTGTGGATGGCACGTACTGATCGAGCTTGTTGTAAAGATTTTGGGACTGCTGCTTAAAGCGATCCACAAAACCGCCAGGACCACTTACGCCTTGGACAATGGCCTGTCCAGCCGAACCGCTGTCAGCTCCAGGCGAAAGAGAATCAGCAAGCTTGGAAATCCTATCGGAAACCTGGTCTCCTTGACGCTGTGCAGCATTTTTCATGACTGTCACAGAGCCGGGCGTCTTAGAAAGAAGCGACTCGGCACCCTGAGCAAGCGGTCGCTGCGTAGCCTGTCCCACCGTAGGGACCGTTCCAGCATTCGCGAAGTCGGCGATGTTCTGTGCAACGACCTGGCGACCGGCCTCACCTCCTCGTAAAGCGCCCTGAACAGCAGCCTGCCCAATGGCTGGCGCAGCAGGAGCAAGCCCACCCACTAGGCCTGCTGCAATCTGTCCTACCGGGCCGGCGCCAGCCTCCTTGGCTCCTTGCGAGGAAAGGCCACCAGTAATGGCAGAAGTTCCCTGCATGGCGGGATTAGAGGCCATGATGTTTCCTACGGCCGAAACCGTAGGATTTGCTGATCCAGCCAAAGCCCCGCCTACACCGATGCCTCCAGCGGCACCAGCTAAGCCACGCTCAGCCGCACTGACGAATCGCTCCGTCTTGGATAGATCCTGAGGATTTGGTACGCCGGCCGCGTTGAGCGCCATATCAGCAGCGTCACCAGCCGTACCAAAACGGTATTGCGGTCCAGCCCCTGCTGCTTCTAGCCCCTTATTGGCAAGCATCGTGACTGGGGCAAGTACGATATCCGGAATGGATGCCAGGCCATGGGCTACGTTTCGACCAGCCAGTGAGAGTGATCGTACGGCCTGGTCGCCAAGCGATGGCGCCTCTTGCACCGTCTGTGAAGCGCTTTTCACGTTGGAGAAATCCGGTCCCTTAGAGCCAAACTGAGCGTCAAATTGCTGTTTGGCTTGAGCGCGCGCATTGTCATCAGGCAACTGCGGGGCAATTACCTGAGAGAAATACTGCTGCCTCGCTGCTTCCCGTTGATCGGCAGGAAGCGCCTGATACTGCGGGCTAGAGGCGACTTGGCTCCATGGCTGTGCCATTAGCCACCCCACAGGTGCGAGTAATCAGTCTGGCCTTGCGGCGCTTGTGACTGCCCCGGCTGGCTCTGAATAGCATTGCCTGTAACCTCAGGTGCAGTCATGCCTGCACGCGTCAGAACGCGCTGAAACGATTGCTGAGCTGATGGACTGACGATCGAATGCCTATTAGCGGCAATGCCCATGCCCGAGTTGTACTGATCCTGTAGGGCAGAAAGCTTTCCACCGATGAGCTGGACAAGGGTGCCTACAGCAGCATGAAGCTGAGCAGGAGATTGCGCCCCGTCAAGATTCTTGAGGTTTTCTTCAATGTCTGCCTGAGACCCGCCGCTAGCGCGCCAAACCTTGGCAATTTCATCGGCAGCAGCCTTACGCACTGTATCGAAGCGAGCAATACGAGGGTCACCCGTTTCGCGTAGGTAGGCATTCCCAATACGGTTAATCGTCTGGATATCCGAGTTGTTGAGCGCATCCGCAGCATCGGAAAGCGTACCAAGATGCTCAGCCACGGTGTTAAGCGCGTTGATCGTCTGAGCCTCCTTGCCCGATGTGAAGCCCTTCAGGGTGCCTTGACGAGCATTGTAGTTAACCGCATCAAAGGTAGGGTCATAGGAATTGACGGCCTGAGCGATCTCCGAGGCGCCAATCTCTCCACCCTTGGAGGCGCGATAGACCTTGGGAACGGCCATGCGTCCTTCGGCAATCGCCTGGATCATGTGCTGCATTCCCGGATCGCTAATGGACTGCAAGAAATCCTGGCCGGTCTTAGTCTGGTCGCCAATCTTTGCAGCCGTACCTCCCTTATCGGCAGGACCTCCAGGAATGGGCTCAAGATTTCCACTTCCATCGGGAGCAAAGCGATATCCAGATGGCGCTTTCGCCTGTTCGGACTTTGCCGGTGTATAGCCAAGTCCGGAAGACGTAGGCTGCTGCATCTGATTGGCAACTCTCTTAAGCCATGCGTCGACGCTATCCGTGCTTTCTCCGGTCTGGATACGTCGGTTTGCTTCTTGCAGGTAAGGGGCCATGGTGTCATTAGCCATGGGCGATCCGCTTGGCGTTTTAGGCGCAGCGGAAGCCTGGGGCACTTGACCACCAAGGGAGCCGTAATCGGGCTGCTCAAGCCTTCCCGTGTGTTTATTCAAGAACGCCTGAATCGTGCCGCCTCGACCATCGGGCACATTCACCGTTGAATAGTTCGGATTGGTTGCGCGCGGATCGAGTCCTACCTTAATCCGGTCGGCTTCGGCCCGCTGTTCTGGCGTCAATTGTGCATAGAGGTCATTACGATTCTTCTGCTCAGCCGTAAGCCCAGCAGTGAGCACTGAAGGCGGAAGGCCCATAATTTGAGCGCGGGCCGACTCCATGAGTGGTTCGGCTTCTGCAAACGTTGCAGGAGCCGTTTTACCTTGAGCGGCGCCAATGCGATTCAGGTAAGGCCGTACGGCATTCTGATAGGCCGACTCTTTGGCTTGAGGCGTTGTCTGACTATCAAGATACTTAATGGCTCCACGAAGACGCACTAACTGACTATCGCCGGCTGCTTGATAGGAATTCGCCTGATCAGGGTTAAGAGCTGCTGCCTGAGCATAGGCATCTGGATTGCCTCCAATAATCTGAGGAGCCAGCGCACGAATAGCCTGCGTATCCGACTGCTGCTGCTGCGCCTGCTGCAAAACAATATTACCCATGGCATTGCCGCGAGCGGTCTGAATGCCCTGCTGAAATGCGCCGACAGGATTGGGCTGCTGGATAGCGGCGGCGACATCATAAATGTTAGCCATTAGCCGCCTCCACTCATCGCAGCAAAGTTGAAGTTCCCGCCACTTGGCGCCGATCCATAATTAGACCAGTAATTCCCCATGTTGTTGCCTAAGGTATAGCCAGATCCTTGGCCGCCTCCGCCAAATGGGTTGCCATAGTTCTGGAAGTACTGGCCACCAATGTTGCCAAGCTGGTTAAGAGTATTCCCCCAGGCATTCGCGCTATTGGCATAGCTAGAGGCTCGGGCCTGTCCGGAATCGATCGAGTAATTACCGATATTGCCTGCCATGTTCGCGCCAAGGTTTCCAAGTGCATTAGCACTCGTCTGCCCCTGACCGGCCATGCCGGCAAGCTTGTTCCAGTAGTTATTGGCGTATTGCGTGGCAAGACCCTGGCCTAGCGCGATGCGATCAGCATCAGCGCCGCCCCCGAACAGATTGCCTCGCGCCGCCGCGCCAGCATCCAGGGCTTTCGTTCCTTGCTGAACGGCGAACTGATAATCCGGCGAGTTGCTGAATCCAGATGTATCACCACCTAAATACTTCTGCTGTAGGTTGACCGCATTCTGACCAGCCTGCAAGAAAGGCTGCTGATCCTGCCGCGTTTGATCGTATTCACGGCGTTGCTCATCAATAGCCGCCTGGGCGGCCTTCTGCTGAGCTTTGGCGGCTGACTTTCCGGCACTAGATGACAACAGGCCTCCGCCAATGGCGCCTACAGCTCCGATAGCAGCTCCCCACGGCACTGGCCTACCCTCCCGCCTGCGAGGCGATCAATTGATGTTCCTCATGGATCTTCACTTCACCATGCCGAGAGACATTGTGAATGCAAAGAACCATCGTGTTATCCATTAGCGATTCAAACGTGTGCTTTTTGAAAGCTGGTACGAAGATAGGAAATGGCGCGTCATAGCGCTTTCCCTCAAATAGCACGGCACCACGCGCCAGATAGGACGTATGGTCGAACTGGTGGCTATGCTGAGGAATGATGGTACCAGCCTTGTCAATGATCATTTCCTTGATCCATACGCCGTCGGAAGCAAGATACTCATTGCCATAAGGTTGACACTCGGCACGGCATGCGCAGTTTTCGCAAGGATTAGACACGTTATCTCCGAATGCAAATGATGAGTGTGATGCGTTCTTCGTCGGAATCGTTCTTGACCCAATGAAGCTTGCTATTGTCGAAGGTATAAAGATCGCCTGGCATGGGCCTTAGTTCGTCTGTTTCAAAGCAGAATGCCTGATCCTTATTACCCTTCAATTGTATGGCAAACTTTGAGTAATACTCGGCATGCCATCCGGTGTCGATATGAGGAAGAACCTCGCCATGCGGAGGAATTCGGGTAATTAGGACGCCTCCTAACTCCTCTCCCACCACATGCCTGAAAACCTTAAACACAAGCTCCTTGACGGCGGGAATAACTTCTACGCATGGATACCAGACTGATTCGTGGGGAAGCTGTGTAAACGAATGGGCATCATTCTTGAAGTTCGACCAGTCGTTGTATCGAACCCAGATATCTGAAACCGATCCATGCGGCCCTTGATAGCGATCCGTCCTAAGCGTGTGCTGATTCCATAGCTCCGGATGACTTTCAAGTTCCTTGACGGCCTCAGAAACATCAAAGGCGACATGAAGCGACCGGATGGGAAGCGCTTCATGTACTTCTTGATCGCCCTTTTCCCAAGTGGCGCGCATCATCCGACGGTTCCTTGGACCACGATAACGCCCCCCATAAGGTCGCGCTTACGAGGGCTTGAGCAACGAACCCGATAGACGCGGTGACGCGTCCTTCCCTGACGCGTGAAGACCGGCCTAACCTCATACTGGCCTACGGCACCGATGGATTCCTGATCCCAATTTGACCAGTTATTTCCGCCATCATCGGAATACTGCACTCGCACATAATTGTCAGGCGTTGGAGAAGGCGTTTCGATCTGACCTACTTGCATAAGCAACTCAAGGCGATTGACAAGAAGAGTGTTCTGATTGTCTGCCAAGATTCCTGTGGTACGCTCGGACTCAAATTCCTGATCGCCTTCTAGCATGTAGTCCCAATCGACTTCCCAGATAATGCCGCTCTGGAAGTCACCGGCATACCATTTACCATTCCAGAAGGTCATCGAGTTCGGACGCCAGCGATTCAGACCATAGGACTTACGGCGATGCCAGATCTTGGCTGATACATCCCACCCCCACGTCGTTCCATCGGGGAAAGTCCAATAGCAGACCTTGTGCCCCGCGCTTTCCCATACGAAAGCGTATGACTGGTCCCAGTTGAGTCCTCGGATGGATTCCTCGATCGGTCGCGTAGAAATGCGCTGCGGCGAGTAACCTGCCAAAACATAGAAGATGCCGTCATTTCCAAGGAAATATACGGTGTTGTCCATATTGGCGACGGTGAAACGTCCGCCACATCCACGAGTCAGCGTGATCTGCTTGGAACGGAATGGCTGGCTAGTCGCCTGGACCGTCTGGAAGAACTCTGTGGTGGTCTCCGAAAAAAGGATCAGCTCATTGTTGGTGACGGCTAACGATACGAGAAGATCAGGCGCCACTTCCGAGGTGAACTGATCAAGCGTGTTGTAGTCCAGAGCATTGGCCGGCGCTGATGGAAAGGCAAAACGACGGCCCGGCTCAATCTGAACAATGTATCCGTTGATGAAAACGGCATTGATACCGCCCGGATAGCCGGTATCCGTGATCTGCACAAAAGAGTTCGTCGTGGTGTCGAAAACATACCCCGATGATCCATTGACGATGACTATCTGATTGCCTGGAACCGTAAGACCGAGCTGATTATGGGCGAACTGAACCCGACCCACGCCGGGAATGGTTCCACGGGAAACATAAGTGAGATCGTTGTTGATCTGGTAGAGCGTTGTGCCAACGACTGCGAAGAACTTACCTTCACAGTTGTAAGTGCCACGCACAGGAGGGCTATTCCCACCCTCCTCGGTGATCTTCAAAGCCTGTCGAAGGCCGGGCGGCGTTTTCAAGATTGACGGCGTACGCGTTCCATCGGTCTCAGCCTGCGTCGGAAGCCAGTTAAGGCAATCCTGCACAGACCAAGGCTTGGTTTCATCGGCATAGAAGCCGCCAACAAGAGGGATGGGCGTATATCTCATGGGCAGTACTTGAAGGTCTTCCTATGCCTGATTTTTAGAGCGCAACACACCACATCTCTAACCTACGTACCACGATTCTCCATTCAAAGTTCGGCCAGAATATCCCTGCGGCCACGGGATCGCCAAAATCGGCTGAATCGGCGTCGCTACAGCCACATCGCGCAGGAGATCGGCCATTCCCTTAAGAGCCATGGCCTGAACCGTTGGTAGTGGCGTAACGCCGTATTCAGGTGAAAGAACGATTGCCAAGTTGGCTGCAATGGCCTGCATCGCCTCATCAGGCAGTGGAAGGTCATCCGATGGACTAGCCACCGGAGACCATCCAAGCGCCGTGCCGTCCGCCTCAATGCGCGCCATCATGCCGTTCAAAGCATCAATGGCCGTCTCCATGTCAGCATCCTTCACCGACTGAATCGGATCGATGACCTGAATGAGCCTAAGGGCGCGCGCAACAAGGTTCTGGACCTTCATGGCAACTCCTTACGCGATGATTCCGCCACTCTGCAAGGACGAAATGAGGGCGTTTAACTTCGTCTGTAGCTCAATAACATCGGTTCGAAGGCCATTAATGGTAGCGATCGCGGCATCACGGTTAGCCGAGGTATCCCATGCGCCCGCCGCCGTTCCGGTACCGCCCGCAGGAGCGGCAGCAGGAACCGTGGCGCTTGCAGGAGTAATGCCGGCCTGGGTTAGAACGCCACCGCGAACACTGGCCGACGGCGCAGGAAGGACAAAGCTACCCCCTGCGATAGTGGCAATTTCACCAATAGTTACAGCGGCGCGGCCGCCATTTCCCTGGCTTGCATAAAGCTGAGTACTTGCATTTGCCATGTTGTTCTCCTAGAAGGAGGGGAGCCGAAGCTCCCCATCCTTGTCAGCCAGCGCTCTGAGTAACGACGCCCGAGTTATTCCAAAGCTGCCCAGCTACATGCGGATCAGCGGTCGGAAGATCACTCAGATAGACCGGATTGGTTTCGACAGTGCCCACGCCAATCGGAGCCGTCCACCAGGACGAGCTGGAGCGCTGGGCCACATTGGGATTGGTGATGACAGGTGCAGCCATATCAGTTCTCCTTAGGCCGGGGTAAGCAGGGCCGGGTTATTGGTGATGCGAGCCGCCCATTCCGGACGAAGCGCGCCAAAGCCGTACATGATGTCGAAGCGCGTCAGGTTCATGTCATTCACCAAGGACGAACCCTCAGTCACGCGCATGCTGATGCCATCAAACTGGCGACGCGAGTTCTTCCAACCCGACAGCTCGGGCAGATCCACAGTCACGAAAGCGAAGGCTTCCGGACGGTAGGCCATGGAGATGCCGTAAGTCGCGCTCGCCGGCTGATCGATGGTGATAGGAGCATTATCGGCCGGCGAATTGGTGACGTTCTTTTCCGAACCCGTCACGGTCAACGCCGGATAGATCTGAAGCGCACCCGTGCCGCCCGCATAGTCCGAAGTCACCACGAACTGACGCAGATAACCCAGGCTGACCTTGGTCTGAGGATGGACGGCAACGACGCCCGTAAAAGTGATGATCGTGCCCTGCGGAATCGCACCGGTACCGGTATCTACATTAATGGACGAGCCAGACTGATTAGCGCCATTCACCAGATAGCCCGTGCCGGCGCCATTGGTAAACACCGGGGTGACGGTCGAAGCGGTCCAGTCGAAACCCGAGGCGCGGCCCATGACACCATCTTCGTACTGCACTTCGATCTGCTTCTGGGCGTTGAACAGGCCTGCCAGTGCCGGAACCAGAGTGGTTTCCGACGAAGTGTTCATCAGCATCTTCATGGTCGACGGACCAGCGCCGTTGTCCATGATGTACTTTCGTGCGATGTTGGCATACGCAAGCTGAGTCCACTGAGCCGCAGAGCCCGGCCCGGTCTGATTCGGGATGGACTTGGCGGCCAGGTTCTGGACATTGGCCTCGACAGTGACGGCCAAGTCGGCGACCTGCTGCGACAGATAGCGACGGTCAAACTCCTCGATATCCAGCGCCAGTTCCGCACTGGTGTACTGCACCGAGAAATTAAGCTGATCCACGATCTTCACGGGACGAATGATCGTCTGCAACGGCGCAGGCTGAGCCACGCGACCGGAAGTCACGACGGCGTGCTGAGGGATCGGCACCCGCAAGGTATCACCAATGGCCGGCGCGCCTTCCTTAAAGGAATCGTCGTAGGTGCGAGGGATGGTCTTGATGAACGAAAGGGCTTCGCTGAATCGCATCAGAGCGCGATCAGCGATCATGTCGGTAGTAAGCAGCTGATTAGCCACGATTGGCTCCTTGGAAGGTTATTTGCCCTTCTTTCGCCATTCGGCAATGCGCTGAGCGGTGGTCAAGCCGGGATCATTGATATCCACAGAAGGCTTGCCAGCGCCAGTCACCGTCTTAGGCGGCGGAGGGGCGGAAGTGGTCTTTTTCGGCAAGGGCGCAGGAGTCGATGGCGTGTCCACATCTTCTTTCTGCGAGCCACTTTCAAACTTTTCGGCCAACTTGGCGATCTCGCGAACCTGCTGCAACTTGGGCAGCTTGTTGATTCGCTCCGCTTCCTTGAGGTTGGTTGCCAAGTGATGGGCAATGTCTAGGTCATGATCGTCACCCATGAACAAATCGGTGAGGCCCTTAAAGGCCGGATCCGTGTTCAATGGAGACTCAACAATGTCCTGCCACGTACCATCACCCGCGCGTTCCTCAAATGCATCAATGCGGGCCTTGAAGCTATCAGCGGCTTTGGCTTGTTGTTCCTGCTCGGACTTAATGCGCGCTTCTTCTTCGCGCTTAGACAACTTCTGCTCCACCAGATAATCGGTGTAGCGTCCATGGTCGAAGTCGAAATCTTCCAGAGTTTTAGCCTTCGGCTCGTCCTTTACAGGATCGGCCTTAGGGGGACTTGCCTGGAATTCACGAAGCATCGCCTCACGGGTCCGGGCCTCGGTGACCTGCCTTTCCCGTTCCAGCCTTTCCTTCATCCAGCGAGGTAAGCGTTTCTCTTTGCCTGCCTGTGGAGAGTCCGCGTCTGGCGCGTCGCCTTTCTTTTCCCCTTCCGGGGGCACAACTGGCTTTTCAGCCTTGGCTTCTGGCTCCTTCGCGACTTCCTTAACCGGTTCGGACTTAGGAGTCTCGACAGTAACCGTATAGCGGGTGTCGGTGGATTTCAGCTCACGCGGAGCTTCCGTGGTGACGGCCACGTTATTTTCAGTTGACATCTTACTCGCCTTCTGGTTGGGGTCAATAGCCGTCTCACGACGGTTGGTAAATCATTATTTCGGATAGCCTCCGGTGTAGATATCCTGATCGACCGGAGCCGTCATAGGCATAGACCCGATGGCAGGCATCATCTGGCCGTTCTGGATCATGGTCTGATGGCCCTTGGCCTCATTGCCTGGAATCTTGGAGACGGCCTCGGCTGTCTCTGCCTCGATCTTCTGGGCTTCGGCCGGCGCCTTTAGCATGATTTCTTGGGCGCGGGCCTGATTAAGCTGAGCCTGGCTCTGGCGGTGCTGGGCATCGGCCAGCTTAAGCGGGTCAGGCTGCGGTGGAGGTGGCGGCTGATCACCTTCACCAGGCGGAAGAATGCCGGCATTAACGAGCTGCTTTCGTATAGCCTCCACATACATATCAATGCCAGGCACATCCAGCGACTTGATGAGCAGGAATTGACCAATGGCACCAATCGGACCTGGCGTCTGAGCCAGAGTCTGCCCAAGGTCTGCAAGCTCCATCCGAGCCGTGTCATAGCTCTTGCCGACCGTGCAAACTACGTCAAACTTGCCACGCGTCAGGTCGTTTTCGATATGGATCTTTCCGTCTTCTCCAATCACCGGATGGTTGATCTTGACGTATTCCTCAGCCATATCATCGCCAAGAATACGGATTGATCGCTCAGCGTCGTAATAAGCCGGGATGGCATCTACAAGGATTTCGCCAAGGCGCTTTAGTGCCTTCACCTGATTGTCGATATAGACAAAGTTGGCTGTGTCAGCTTGGTTGTTTCGGGCCATGATCGCCCGGCCGCTTGTCTCATTGGATTGCGCCCCGAGAGACGCGTCATAGACGCCAAGTGTGGCCTTAAGCTCATCTCCGCTGATCGCTGCAAGGTTAGCCAATGCTTGAGGAAGCTGAGGCATAGGCTCGCGTTGCGGGCGCGCATTGGGATTCTGTGGATCGATGTTGTACATGAGCACAGGAGCATCGTCATAACCCATGCGCTCATATTGTGTCTCGAAGCCCTTTACCATCGCCGCAGTGGCTGTCAAAGGACTATTGGGAAGCTTGGCCGTCACCTCGATCATCGTGGACATTTCGAAGTTATGGACGGTCTGTGAATCACGACCAAAGCGGGTCATGCCGCTAAAGATCTGCTTGCCTTCGATAACCACCAGATCGCCCCATTGAGGAACGATTGGGATCATCGTGCCACCCCACTTGGTGGGCTCTTCCAGCTTGCCGTTGCCGTAAACCAGGCAGGAATAAACACAGTTGGTCTCGACCTCGCGGACCATATCCCTTCCATCGGCGTCCTGCTTGATCGTCACAGGAGCCCATACAGGCTGTCCCGTGGCCGGATCAACGGGAGGATTAGCCATCTTGTCCTTGACAAGATCGAACTCGTCGGCATCGACTACGGCGCCGTCCGAGAGCATGTAGATTCGCTTGGTCTCAGGCTCCGTATACCAGTATTCGGCAATACGAACCTCATCCTCATTGAACCATTCGCGATCATAGCTATCAGTCGCATTCGTAACATCAAAGCTAATGATGGGCTTATCCGGCCACCTTTTCTTGAATTCCTCGCGCGGGATAAGCTCCGTAATGAACCAATAGCGAGCATCGGATCTATCGAACTCGCGCGCCGATGGGTCGCAGAAGCATGTCATGGGATCAAGGACGGTCTTGATGCATAGCCGTTGATCGAAGCTATTACCCGTCTCATATTCAGCCATGACGCGAAGGACACCATAGCCACCGCCGCAAGCCCATTGAAAGGCTGTGTCATAGGCATTTTCAGCCGATGACTGAACTTCGATGTTCTTGATCAGTCCGTTATAGATGTCAGCGACATCCTTGTCGTTGTCCTCCACTGCCCGAACCTTGATGTTCGGCTTGTTCTTGAGCTGCTGTCCGGTGACGCGTCGGATCAACTGGCGAATCCGGTTGAACTCATAGTTCGGCTTATTGCGACGCTTGGCTGTGAGATAGGTATCCCACTGCTTACCTGCAACAAAGGCAAACTTCATATCCGCTACGCATTGACGGCGCTGCTCCGTATCGAACTGGAAAGCATCCTCCGAGCGCTCCAACATGAGCTTAGTAAAGTCATCGCGCTCACGCGTCTTGACAGGTTTAGGAGTGCCGCGTGGAGGGTAAGTCTTACTGCCTGATTTCTTAGCCATGCTCAGCCTCCGAACACATCGGCTCGATGGCCGAACGAATCGCGGGAAAATTGGGTGGTAAAGTTGAGATTGATACTTTCGTGGACGGGAGCCACAGGCTCAGCGAAGGTCAGGGCCACGGCATCCCATTCATCTGGCGAAGGAACGCCGCGGCGTCGCATATCTTCTTTCTTCTCGAGCTTCAAACGAGTGTTTGAGTCGTAGCCATAACGCGGGCCACAAGCATCCGCTTGGAGTGAATCCGAGTCAGGAATGGAGACGCCGGCAGGATCTTGAAGCCAGTCATTGGAAGCCATCCACATTTCGGCTCGGCGATTGAGTGGGCCGCCCCCTACTTCTTTGCCGCTCTCATCGATCCTTGGTGGCTCCAAAGGCGAACTGCCGAAGTTAACGGCCTTCACGATGTCGCCGTATCCCATCTCAACCAAGCGGTCATAAACGCCCGCCCCAATGCCGCCAACGTCGATAAACATTCGGGCCGGATGCTCAGTATCCAAGACCTGTTTACACCAGCCAGCAGTCTGCATCGTATCCAGCTTATGCCGAAGCTCGACCTTTGGAATCTTGCGACCTCGGCGACGAGCCATTGCTGACCCATCGTCACCAAAACGAGCCGGGTCAACGCCTACAATGAGTGGACCCGATTCCTCAGCAGTGCCTTTGCGCGCCCTAGCGATAAGCTCTGGCTTGATATAGCTATCATGACCAGACATCTGGAATGCCTCAGCTGCTGTAGCCGGGTATTCCTGCTTGAATAGCGATGGGTCTTTCAGTTCTTCGATCTTGTTACGGCGCCACGCCATCTGCTGACTATCGAGACCGTACAGCTCGGCATATTCCTTTTCCTCGGATGTGTACTCAAGCGGCACATCCTTGCGGTATTCCTCTTGCCAGAACCATGGAACGAAGATAGCGATGAAATCGCCCTTTCCCGATTCGGCATCGCGCCATTTCTGATGAAATAGGTTCCCTACACCGTTGGCCGTGGACTCAAGAATGATTTCCGTTCCATCCGCATCAGGAACAGCTTGTAGGACGCCAGCCGCGTGGGTGTCCGCGTGCGGCCAGAATGCGGCCTCAGACCCATGGAATAACTGAATCGTACTCGAGCGCCCCACACCTTTTGTACCAGCCGTACCGACCTTATAGCCTGAATCAAGTCGATCGAAGAAAAGCTCTTTGGCGTTTGCGGCTCCGGTTGAAGGCCGAACGGCGATGGGGCAATGCTCATGATAGCGATTCACCATCTCAAAGAGGTTCTGGGTAGCCTGATCCTCATGCGTGAGGATGAAGGTTCGGATGCCCTTGCGCCAGGTTGAGGCGTGATAGAAGCGAGCGCCAACGTAAGTCGAACAGCCCTGCTGACGCCCCTTGAGAATCAGAGCCCTAACCTTTCCAGTTTCAGTGAGCTGTTGCTCAAGCTTCTCATGGATATGCTGCTGAGCAGCATTAAAAACGAAAGGTACGACCTTGCCCGACTTGGATCGGATCTTGAGGCAGTTGCGCGAGTAAAAGGGCAGATCATCCTTTAGCCTTGCGCGTGCGTCTTCCTCACTCAAGGCCATCAAGCCATTCCTCATGCGATTGATTGGGGCCATTGGTTACATGGCTTTCGGCGCGAGAAAGCTTAGGAGCGGCATATTCGCCGAGTTGAGCAAGAAGGCTTAACGCCTTATAGGGATCATCCGCCGCTACCCGTGCAAGCCACTGAGAGACGTTTTCAGCGTTATCCTCAAGAAGGCGCTGGATAGTATTCTTGAACTCTCGGGTCGCCTTGTTGGAGGCGCCAATGGGCCTTCCGGCTGGATTTCCAGATTGGCCTTTCTTAAAGGTCATGGCCTGATGCGCTTTGTACTTAACAAGTTAGCGAATGTCTCACGACAAGCACTTTATGTACTTCATAGTACAACTATTTGGTGCCCCGTGAAGGACTCGAACCTTCATATCTAGGGATTTTGAGTCCCCTGCATCTACCAATTCTGCTAACGAGGCATTGGAGCGAACTATGGGACTTGAACCCATAACCTCAGACTTGGAAGGACCGCGCTCTGCCTATTGAGCTAAGTTCGCTTATTACTTTTGGCATAGGCCATATAGCCTACTTGCATAACACGTATTACGTGGTAATCTGTTTCCACCAACCAAGGAGACAGCCATGAACACCAACCTCAAGACCTGGATCGTCATCAACTCTGCCGGCAATGCCATGACTGATCCGATGACGATGGAAGCGGCCCAGAAGAAGGCTAACGCGATGAATGCGACCTGCCTCAAACATCAGATGTCCGGCTCCTACAGCCTCAAGTACGTGGGTGAGTGATGAACCAAGTAGAGCGTAACAAGAAGTACAGGGAACGCCTCAAGTCAGAGGGGATCAAGAGGGTAGACCTTAAGATCCCTTCGGCTCAGTATGCAGCCATCCAATCTAAGCTAGCCAAGGGTGAAACGGTCACCTCTTGGCTTTTACAGCTTGTGGCAGATAACACATCGCCAATCTGCCACGCGCGCATTGTTTGGTCAGGGCGGTAGGATTTGAACCTACGGCAACCGCGTTCCAGGCGCGGGACTCTACCAGACTGAGCTACACCCTGATTTTGATCGGTGCTGGCAGTAGGCATCGAACCCACGACCTACCGCTTACAAAGCGGCTGCTCTGCCATCTGAGCTATGCCAGCGTTAAGATTACTGGAAGAGATGACGCCATAGTTACTTTTTGTCATCGCGATTTGGGCCTTAACATCCAGCCACGACTTATATGCTTGAGCGATAGAAAGACCCGTACCGACACAAGAATTTAACCCAACGTGGTCTTGGCATATCCAGCGGTCCCATTGCAAAGGACCACCACGGATAAACCAGATTCGTGGCTTATTCATGCCCCACCTTTCCTAGAAACATCCACTTCATCGGGAGTGAACTGACTGGCGGCCAAGGTGAGCAATCCAACCACCTCCCATTTAGACGGACAGTCGCCGAAGCATCCCACTTTCAAGGATCCGTCGTCATAGCCCTCAACGAACACTAGAGTCTCGGGAAGGCTTTGCTGATTGCGCTCATACTCGTCAGCTAACCATCGGAGCCGGCCGGGAATATCGGCAAGCGATACCTGGATGGGAAAGTCAACGAGCGTAAGGGTCACTTCTTAGCCTCATCCTTACTATGGTCGCGAAGTTCGCGATAGGGCCATCGTGTGCTACGACCATAGCCTCCCTTCCCTTTTTCTGAAGAAGGCGCCTCTACATATGACTTCTTAACCTGAATCCATCCGTCCAATTCCTTTTGGAATACCCAAACGTATGTGAATCCAGGCTCCATACCCAATTCATGCCGTTCTTTGAGCCTTTTGTCGTTAGCTTTCTGGCGTTTTACCGATTCTCGGGTCCTCTTCTTCAACCACCACCATTGCTTAATCCACTCCTTAACAGAGTAGCGCTTAGGCTCAATAGTACTAGTTGAGACGAACTGATATCGACCCTTGGATGGCTTATCTTCCTTGGTAATAGTGATGGATAGGCTCACTTGACCTTCACCCCAAACTTCTTAGCAATCGACCGATCCGACTTGTTATCGGCCTTCTGAGCCTTCTTGACCGCGGCCGGTGCGCCCTTGAACTCCACGCGAGCCTTGGCGCCAGGGATCATGGTGGACTTGGACTTCATCTTCATGATTTTATCCAATATTAGGGAGCTTGGACCGGAAAGGCGAAGTTACCTTCAGCCATACCAGGCAATAAATGGCTTGACCAACGCAATCGAAGAGGCTTTCGCAATAGATCGAGCGACGTGGAACCTTGTAGTAGCCTTTCATAGATATTTCCTCATCCTATTCACTTGCGCTTCCTCTTGGATTGGCGCTGAACGGAATATCCGATGGCGATGGCTTGCTTGATCGGCTTTCCAGCCTTAACTTCGGTCCGGATGTTCTCGGATCTGGTTTTATTGGATATGCCTTTCTTGAGAGGCATATCAGTCGAACGACCTAAGCGTTTTGGCTAATCGAGCCCGACGACCCTCAACACCTTTCTTCTTAGCCGCCGCATTCAGCTTCTTGGCCGGGATCTTCTCGCCCTTCTTGACGCCAAGCTCCTTGCGGAGAGCGCCCGGATGCTTGATGGCGCCTGCGATCCACTTCTTAGTTGCCATTTTCTCCACCTCGGTCAAAGTCAGCAAGCAGGAGATTAAGAGACTTCTCAATATCTGGCTCACTCTCAACCCTGTGAGGCCCAGGCATAGTAGAACTAGCAATCACTTTTCTGTCCTCTGAATACTTACGGTAAACCGTAAAAGGTTCCCGAGGAAAATCTAAATGAATATATTCAACACCATTACCGAACTTATTGGCAAGATTTGTCATAGTCATCACACCGAAGCATCAAGCCTATACGGCCCATTGTCCATCGGATAGGTGGCCGATGGATATAGTGGACTATCAAGTACAGTAAAGCTGAACTCGGCGTTGTATTCCTCGCCATTGTCCAGTGTGACGGTCGCCAGCAAACCACCCCAACCGGCGAAGTTGAAAGTCACATCAATCATGGTTTCGCGCTGACTTGGAGCAATACGCGGATTCGCCATATTGATAGACCAGGGGGAAGTGGTTTCCCACCGCACAGACGTGATGAGACGCCCAGGGGGTAGCGCGCCGTTAAAATTGGCTACCACGCATCGCCTAGCCCGGCGACGAACCCTGGTGACGTTCTGGCGCGACAGGGTATAGCCACTGACATAGGTTCGAGTGGTTCGCCCCAGCTCCTTGCAATCAGCAATGACCGGAGGAGGTCCTGACTGATCAATTTCTGGCGTAAAACCAATGAGGGTCGCCATTAGATTTCCGCCCTCACTGCGAAGATCCCCCAGCATAAATGCTGATCTGTGCTTTCGCTCAAGTCCATGGGATCCGGAGATACAGGCGATATGGTAGTAAACGGATTGGTGTAGTCCCCGTCGGGGTCCGTTAACCCATAGGCCGAGGTAGCGGTAGCGTCCAACGAAATTGTAGTCATGCGAACGCCAGAAGTTCCCATGGAATAGGATGGCAACACATAAACATTGTAACCCTCTAAATTCTGCAATGTAGTGCTAGAACTAAGGCTTACAGCTCCCGTGGAGCTTACGGCAATCGTCAGAGTTCGCTCATTTCCGGGGTTAGTGAAGTTATGGGAATCACCCTTAGCCATGAAGCCGGAATAAAGCTGATTGGCCTGGTTATCCCAGACCTGAACTGTGCAGCTTCCGACATCAAAGGCGTTTTGGTAGGCCACCTAACTCTCCGGCATGTAGCCAAAGGAAGACCCCGTCTATCTCACGACAGTCGGGGCCAAGTGCCTCAAGGGGGTTGTCAGGGGACTGGTTCTGACAGGGAGAGGCATCGCTAAGTTTAAGCAAGAACGGAGGGCGCATCCTAGAA